AGATTCCGAAACATTTCGCAGGTTTAGGGAGGGGGGGGGTCACACGCACGCGATAATAAAGTATACGACCGGGTTTTTGACCCGTTAAAAACTGGAATAATTTTATAGTTTTTTGATGTTGACAGCCTCGATAATCGTCGGGGCTTTTTTAATCGAGGTGATTACGGTGAGGAAGACGGGACCGGCGCCGAGGCCGACAAAACTGAAAGAGCTGGAGGGGAATCCGGGGAAACGTCAGCTCAACATGACAGAACCGAAACCGGCAAGTGCTGTCCCGGATTGTCCGTCTTTCATCAAGGGAGCAGCTCGTAAAGAATGGCACCGGCTGGCTGGAGAACTGTATACCCTGGGGCTGCTGACCCGGATAGATCGGGGGGCACTGGCCGCTTACTGCATCGCCTGGGGGCAACTCGAAGAGGCGGAAGCCGAGCTTTCGAAAATGAAGAAGACCTTCCGCGAGATGCAGAAACTGAAAAAGAAAAACCCAAGCCTGAAGGTCAACATCTCCAACGGCATGGTAGCGGTGACCAGTAACGGTAATGCTATCATCGAGCCTCTTCTCTCGGTGAGAAAGCAGGCCATGGAGCAGATGCACAAGTTCCTGACAGAGTTCGGTATGACGCCGGCGGCGAGAAGTCGGATTGTTATCGATAAAGCCGAGAGTATCGATGATGCCTTGAACGAATTCACAGGAGACTACGACAGAAGGAAGAATTAACAGGGAGGACCGGATGAGTAAGAAACTCCCTAAAGGATGTTATTTCGACAAGGAACTTGCTGACCGGGCGGTCCGGTTCTTCGAGGGGTTGAAACATACAAAAGGCCGATGGAGGGAGAAACCGTTTACCCTTCTTCCCTGGCAGAAGAAGATAATCAGGGAAGTATTCGGAACGCTGAAGGCTGACGGAAAGCGACTTTATAAAACAGTCTACATCGAGATTCCGAAAAAAAATGGAAAGTCCGAGCTTGGTGCCGGATTCGCCCTTTATCTGCTGGTAGCGGATAACGAGCCGGGAGCCGAGGTATACTCGGCGGCATCGGACAGGGACCAGGCAGCCATTGTTTATAACGTGGCGAAGGACATGGTAGATTTCTCGCCGGCGCTGAAGAAGGTCTGTAAGACTATCGACAGCGTCAAGCGAATTGTTAATTACAAGAACGGTGGATTTTACCGGGTACTGTCCTCCGAGAGTAAGACGAAACACGGGTTCAATATCTCGGGGGTCATCTTCGACGAGCTGCATACCCAGCCGGACCGCAGATTGTACGATGTGCTGACGGACGGGACTGGGGACGCACGGGAGCAGCCGTTATACGTTTTCCTCACGACGGCGGGAGTCGACCGGAACTCGGTATGCTGGGAAGTCCACGAAAAGGCCAGAGAGATACTCAACGGGACCCGAGAGGATCCGGAGTTCTATGCAGTCATATACGGGCTGGATGACGCCGAAGACCAGGATAACCCGGAAGCATGGAAGAAAGAATCGACCTGGAAACAGGTTAATCCAAGCCTTGGCCATATTATCAGGATAGAGGCGGTGCGGAGTCAGTTCAAAGAAGCGCTGGAGAATCCAGCGAAGGAGAACACCTTCCGGCAGCTCCGGCTTAACCAGTGGGTAAAGAGCAGTATCAAGCCCATCCCGCTGCGGGTCTGGGACGCCTGTGCCGGGGTATTTACAGAGAAAGACCTCGAAGGTCAGGAATGTTACGGAGGACTTGACCTCTCAAGTTCAATAGACCTGACATCGTTCGCCGGTGTATTCCCTGTGGGGGACGGCGAATACAAATCGATTCACCGCTTCTGGATACCGGAAGACACGATGAGGGAAGCGGAGAAGCGGGACAAGGTGCCGTATTCGACCTGGGTAAAACGGGGATTCATAACGGCGACCCCAGGGCCCGTGGTTGATTACAGCTACATCCGGAGGGAACTGAAGTTAATCAGAGAAAAGTTTTACCTCAAGGAACTGGCATATGACCGGTGGGGAGCTGCCAAGTTGATGGTCGACCTCCAGGATGAAGACGGATTTGTTACTGAAGAAAAGGAAGCCGGTACCGGACATCCGTTGATAGTGCCGTTCGGGCAGGGTTTTAAAAGTATGAGCCCTCCTTCAAAAGAACTGGTACGGCTGGTATTGCAGAACAAGATACATCACGGCGGGCACCCGGTATTGAGATGGTGTATCGATAACCTGGTATTCGACCAGGACGCAGCGGAGAACCTGAAGCCGGATAAGGCGAAGGCGGTACAGAGAATAGATGGAGCTGTGGCGCTGATAATGGCACTCGACCGGGCAATACGGCATGAGGGTGATGGTCCGAGCGCTTACGAAGACGGCTTGATAATGATAGGTTAAGGCGGAATGATGAATCGAATCAGAGCAATGATGAATCGGGTGGGTTCTTTTCTGAAGCGGTCAATCGATATCGATGACATTCTGGTGGTACTGGGAATGGCCGGGATATTTACCGGCATATGGATGATGCACAGACCGGCAGCGTTGATAGTGACGGGGTTGTTCTCATTCGTCATGGGTATCATGGGGAGCCGCATGAGGAGGCGCCATGGGAAGAATAGCTGAATTCTTTGAGAAACGTTCAGTCGGATTTTCCCTTGCCGACCTCGACAGGTCAATGGATGAGGCGGTATACGGCCAGCCGACGATGACAGGAGTCAAAGTCAGTGAACAGAACGCCTTGAAGTACTCACCGTATTTCGCCGGCGTGCGATTGATATCGGAAACAATCGGGCAGATCCCGCTTGATTATTTCATCAGGGTTCAGAGACTCTCGGGAAGACGGGGAAAAGAAAAAGCGGTCGACGACAATCTCTACTGGCTTTTACATTCTGAACCGAATCCGGAGATGGATGCTGTTAGTTTCAAGAGTGCTTTGGCCGGGCAGGCAGCAACGTGGGGTAATGCCTATGCAGAGATAGAGTGGGACATGGAGTCCGGCGAGGTGAAAGCCCTGTGGCCGCTCGATGTTTCGAAGATGCAGCAGATATACCGGGACCCGGAGACGCAGGAATTGAAGTATGCGTACCGGACACCGGACGGGATAACGCGGGTACTACCGGCGTGGAGAATCTGGCATCTGGCCGGGTTCGGCTACAACGGTATTACCGGCTATAACAACATCGACCTGAACAGGGAATCACTGGGGCTGGGGAAAGCGCTCGAGGAGAATGCTGCCCGGTTTTTCGGTAACGGCTCGAGGCCTGGAGGAGTACTGACTCACCCCGGAAAATTAAGTCCGGAATCGAAGAAAGCCAATATCAAACATTGGCAGGAAGAATACGGCGGACTAAGTAATATCGCCCGTATAGCTATCCTTGATGAGGGGATTACCTACAAAGAAATAGGCATACCTCCGGCGACAGCACAGCAACTGGAGAGCAGGACATTCCAGGTACAGGAAGTATCGAGGATGCTGAATGTTGCTCCTCATAAACTGATGGAGCTTTCCCATGCTACCTTCAGCAACATTGAGCACCAGGACATGGAGTTCATGAAGTATACCATGGGGATATGGTTCCGGCGCTGGGAGCAGGTATGCAACCGGAAACTTATCCTGCCAGACCAGCGGAGAAAGTATTTCTTTGAGTTCAACGAAGACGCCCTATTGAAGGCAGACAGCGCTTCAAGAGCAGCTTTCTATAAAGAACTTTCATATCTTGGGGTATTGAGCCCGAACGATATCCGGGAAAAAGAAAATATGAATCCGATAGAAGATGAAAGCGGCGACTGGTATTCCATGCAGCGAAACATGATACCGATGCATATGATAGAGGATGTTATAAAAAGTGAAACGAGGCAAAAACTGCAGGGGAACGAGCGGAGAAACAGCAGCTTCGATGATACGATCCGGAAGATAGCCGACAGGGAGCGGGAGAGAATACTCAGGGCCATTGACCGGGAGGGAGAAAATTTCGGGGAATGGCTGGAGGATTACTACCGGGATTTTCATGAGTGGGTTGAGCGGCAGGTAGAGCCTGACATGGGTGATGAATCGAAAACATGGGCGAGCCTGTACATAACGAGGAGTCAGGCCGATATCAATGCCATACCAGCCGACATGCTGAAAAATTCATTGAGCCACTGGGTTGAGGACCGGGTGGCGATGTTCGCAAACAAAGAATAATTATTTCTTGAGAAATAAATTCAGTGGTCAGGACTCCGCTTATCGGCGGAGTTTTTTATTGGAGGGAACATGAACGAGCGAATTTTACGATACTTCGACCTTGACGAGCTGGAGATGCGGGCGGGTAAGGGAGAAGGCGAACGGCGGCTTTCCGGTCACGGAGCGGTCTATGACAAGTTGAGCGTCGACCTTGGCGGTTACCGTGAGTTATTCGAGCAGGGTACTTTCAGTGACTCGATAGCGAAGGACGATATCCGGAGCCTGCGCGACCACAATTCGAGCTACATACTGGGGAGAACGAAGAGTGGAACATTGCTGCTCGAAGAGGACAAGAAGGGTGTGAAATTCGATGTCAGTCTTCCGGATACGAGTTATGCAAACGACCTGGTAGTCAGTGTCGAGAGGAAGGATGTGACAGGGTGCTCAATCATCTTCTCGGTCGAACAGGAGCGGTGGTTTGTCGACGGCGAAGAGGTAGAGTTCCTCGATGCGCTGATGGCGATGTGGGATGAAAAGAAACACAAGGTCGAACGGCACGTCAATAAAGGGCGGCTGTACGATATCGGTCCGGTAACATTCCCGGCGTATCCGCAGACGGACGTGAAAGCCCGGGCGATGGAAAGCATCATCGGGCTCGATTACAGCGTACTGGGAGCTGCCCTGTTCAAGAGCGAACGGGGGTTGCCGCTCGATGAAAAAGAAAGCAAATTACTGGCGAAAGCCGGTGAGATGATAATGCGGACTAAGGAACCGAAAGTCGAGATTGTGCCTGAACCGGTTATTGCGGCTGCCCGTGACGGGGCAGTGAAGAGGCTGGGGAGGGACAGGGAGAAACTGAGGTTTGGCGGACTGCGGACCAAATAAACGAAAAAACAACGAGGTGAACGAGAATGAAGGACATGTTAAAAGTGCTTGAGTTCAGAAGCCGGATAAAGGCTCTCAAGGATGAAGGGAATGAAATCCTCAATCGCTGCGAGCAGGAAAACCGGGACAGGAACGAAGACGAACAGCGCCAGTGGGTCCAAATCAATTCCGAGATGGACCGTGTTGAAAAACGGATGGACGAGTATATCAAACTGAATAAAATCAGCGAGGAAGAACTCCGTGACCATATCGCCCAGCGTACCGATACGGCATCGCCGCAGGCGAAGAAACCAGGCCCGTTCCGGAACCTGGGTGAGCAACTCCTTGCCGTTGCCGATTACGCCATGGGGCGCAGCACCGACAACCGGCTGTTAGAAGTCAGGGCAGTCAGCGGGCTGAATGAAACAATCCCGAGCGAGGGCGGCTTCCTTGTCCAGCAGGACTTCTATGCCGAACTCCTCAAACCTGTCTACGAAACCAATGAAATCCCGGGGCGCTGCCTGCGTATACCTATCAGCGGACCGAGTAACAGTTTCTCGATGAATACGGTCGATGAAACAAGCCGGGCGACCGGCAGCCGGTGGGGAGGCCTCCGGGTTTACCGCAGGGCTGAAGCGGAAACGATAACGGCCAGTAAACCGAAATTCGGGAAAATCGAAATGAAACTCGAGGACCTGATGGGGCTGTGCTATGCAACCAGAGAAAACCTTCAGGACGCTGCGCAGCTCGCCGGTATTATCCAGCAGGGATTCCGTGATGAATTCGGCTTCGTACTTTCCGATGAAATTTATCGCGGCGACGGCGCCGGTAAGTGTCTCGGTATCCTCAACAGCGGTGCGCTGGTAGAGGTACCGAAGGAAACAGGCCAGACCAATTATACCGTCATCACCGAAAACATCCTGAAGATGTGGAAGAGCCGGCAGGGGCGAAACCTCGTCTGGTTCTACAACCAGGAACTCGAGGACCAGCTCGAACTGATGACCTATGCAATCGGTACCGGTGGCGAGATGGCCAGACTGTTTAAAGCTCCCGAGGGAAATGCTCCATATGGAACTATCAAAGGCCGTCCGGCAATACCGGTAGAGGTAGCCAGTGCTCCCGGTGATGTGGGAGATATCCTTCTGGCGGATATGAGCCAGTACCTGCTCATCGACAAAGGCGGCATCGAAGAGGCCGAGAGCATTCACGTCAAGTTCCTCGAGAACGAAATGACGTACCGCTTCATCTACCGCTGCAACGGCCAGCCGATGGCGAAGAGTAAGTTGACCCCGTACAAGAGACGGAGCTCCGACTTCTACCTGTCGCCGTTCGTTGCGATAGCTTCCAGAGCCTAGGCTCCGGAGAAAAATAAACAGGAGTAAAAGTAAAAATGAAAGACTTCGGAATGTTAAATCATATCGTACCTATCACGGCGCCGGTGCAAAAGACGGCCACCTTTGTAGCTCCCCATGTTCCTTTGACGAAATACGAGAAGGTCATGTTCCTGGTATTACTGGGAGCTCTGGCGACTGACGGATTCACCATGACGGTCACCTGTAGCGCTGCAAGTGCAGGCAGTTCATCGACAGCAATTGCCTTTAAGTATCGAGCGACGGCGGCAGCCGGCACCGATACACTGGGAGACGTGACTGACGTGGCATCTACCGGGCTTGATATTGACCACGCCACATTCGGCAATAAGGTACTCGTCGTTGAAGTTGAAGGCATCGAGCTGACCGATGATAAACCATATGTCGGCCTGACCTTCACCGATCCGGGCTCTGCCGATGCAGTAATCGGTGTTGTTGCCCTCCTGAAACCAAGATACCCGCAGGCGACAAACGACGGAGCACTCACCTAATTCCTGAGAAACAAAAAACCGAGGGGGAGTAAAGTCTCCCCCTCAACAATTTAATTGATTGTCAATGACAACCGAAATGAGGAAAAAATGAAAAGATTACTTTATATAACCCTGTCGATATTGATGCTGTCGATACTGGCGCTCGCAGGGTGTCCGGCACCCGACAACGGAGATGTCGATATCGGAGGAACAACTCCCGGAGCTGTGACGTTGGTCGGGTCCAAGTGGTCGAGCGGTAACCTCGTCTTCTACGATATCTCCAGTGGGAATACCATGATGACACTGGACGGGACGACTGAAGGGATAACGATAACCAATCTTCTCACCGCCAATCAGACAATCACCGGCGGTACGATATCAGGAGTTACCATCACAACGGCAAGTATTTCAAACAACGGTACGCTCACCCTGCCGAAGGATACGACAGATACTATCGTCGGCAGGGCGACGACGGACACATTGACAAATAAATCATTAACGAGTCCGACAATAACGGACACGATGGTGAATGCTAATGTGGCCATGGGGACAGCGAATGTTTCTGCAGGTGAAGCTGCGAAATCAGTAACTCACGGGTTAGCGAGCACACCTACACTGGTAATGGTAAGCTGGTCGGGTGATACAGGAGATGACTATTACATCTACTGGTCTTCAGCCAATGCAACTACTATCAATTTTGCCACCTCGGCAAATATCACAAACAATACAGCGTTCACCTGGGTCGCTTGGATCGCGGGAGAATAATCAACGATTAAGGGGGAGCTTCGGCTCCCTCTTCTGTTATCCGGAGAGTGAGCAATGACGACGAAACTAATCGGTAAAATTTGCTGCAGTATGGCGAGGTCAATGGGGGGATGCAGTCGACCGCCGGTAATCGAGAAGCCGGAAGAGTTCATGCCTGCGGAGACGATATCAGAATATCCGGTTCAAGGTATCAGCTGGCGGCAGATGTGCGATGAACTGATAGAGATGGGACTTGAATCGATGGAATCATACTCAGACCGGCCGGATGTCACCTGCTATTACACTGATGAGGAATCACTCAAGGCTATGCTTCCGTATCTGACTTATGACAAAAAACTGTTCCCTGAGAAAGAAAGAAAAGACTGCGACGATTACACGATTAAATCCTGCGCCGACCTCCGGTTTTATTTCGGCATCATGGGGTTGCAGATACACGGCTGGTACGGCAAGGAATACCACGCGTTCTGCGCTGCCCGGGTACCGGGGGGTAAGTGGGTATTCTGGGAACCAAACAAGTCGTTCAATTCTTCCGTGAAACTTTTCGGAATGAAAAACGAGTTCGGCTACAAGCCGGAGAGGTGGAAATCATGATAAAAAATTTTAATAATCTGCTGGCGCTCATACTGGTTATTATGCTGATAATCCTGTTTGCGCTGCAGGGGCTCAATATCCTCAATCTTCCGGGAGAGATAAATGGGGCGATGATAGCAGCATTCACCCTTGTAATCCAATATTATTATCGGAAATCTCCACCGGTAGAATCAGGAATAATAACGGAGGGTGAAGTCCCTGGTTGTACAGGAAAGAAGAAATAACACCCTCGCCTGCCTTGCGGCGGGCAGGGCCATACACCTCCTCCTTATAAGTCCGCTCCTGATTTGTATCCGGCAAATCGGGGGCGGCGTTATACAGAGGAAGTAAAAACTGGAGGGTATAAGAATGGCTGATTTTGTCAGGATAAACAGACTCCTTTCCATGGGATTAAGTACGGATACTAAGCTGACGGACGTCGATAATGGTCATATCGCGTTAGAGACAGATACAGGGAAGAATTATGTGACTAAAGATGGTACGAATTACAGCAGAATCTACGCTAATCTGAGTGGTGCCGTCTATCGAGACAAAGATGTAGCTGCTGCCGATACTGCGAGGCGGTTCGAAACAACGTCAAAGAAACTCCGAAATGTCACGATACTGGTTTCAGGATATGCTCAGTATTTCGGCACGTCTGCTACTCAGGATTATCCGGCAAATCCGGGAGACACTTTGTCGTATGACTACATCGATATCTCAACCCTGTATTTCAAAAATGTCACAGCCGGGCAGAACGGGACAGTCAACATTCTCGGCGTGGAGGAATAAATATGAGAGGATATCCGAAATACGTATCAACAAAACAGGACTTTCTCAACCTGCTGGATGATAAAGAAACCCGAGAGCAGGCGATTAAAGACCTGTACGAACTCATGGATAGTTCTCCGGAGACGGTCAACCGTGCATTAGAACTGGTTGATCCCGAAGCCCCTGAAAAGGGCTGGGTCATGGAGGAGATACCGAATCCGGCTCCGCTGTGGTCGTTTAAGGGATTTAAGTCCAAGCAGGATTTGCTGGACACAATAGCAGCCTATGAGGGGGTGGAGAGATGAGCGGGCATGAAACGAATTACCTGGCGAAAGCGGCATTTTTCTCGCTGAACAAACTCGACAGGATACTGGAGGCACACGTCTCCGACCACACGAAAATCGTGGTTAAGGGGTCAAATCTACTGCCGATAAAAGTTGGCTCACAGTATTTTACTCTTGACTATGATGTGACTCTGGATATTGACACAGACCTTGATACCGGTGCGGTCGCTGCCGGTACCAACTATTATGTTTACGCACTGGATAACGGTGGTGTTCTAAGTTTTATCCTCTCGGCCAACTCAACGTATCCGGCAGGATATACAGCCAATACCAGCCGAAAAATCGGAGGATTTCATACCCTGTGTCTAGCAGTCGGAGTTATAGCAGGGCATATCCTGACAGGATACCTGGCGAAAGATATTATCCCGGCTAGTATCTGGGATTTGAAACACAGGCCGGTCAGTAATCCGGAAGGCATGGTATACATAGATGCTATTAACAAGTGGGTAGATATTTACCTGACTTCAGGTACCGGAGCATCGACAGCGTCGGTCAATGGCGGGACGATATCCGATACCCGTGACTGGATGAGTTTTGCCGACGATTATGCAGCGGTGAAAAAACAGATGCTCGATGATGCTGAATTCCAGGCAGTGGCAGCAGGCAGTAATGAGGAGACTAATATCACCGGTTCTGCCGACCCTGTAACAACCGGAGGTCATGTTGACACGGCGGGACGCAGAATGATATCGAATTACGGGATTGAGGATGCGGTGGGCGCTATGTGGCAGTGGTTACGAGACCAGAGTTACCGGTTTGACGGAGGCGCTATCGGTCAGGGTGCTGCTGCTAAGACGTTGACGATCACTCACGCTGCCGCCCCTGGTGGAAATGCAGTTTACCTGAAATTTGATGCTGCTGGAAAACCGTATCTCGCCTGTAACATGGCGACAGATGCGGTGGATAAACTACTGACATTCGGTTCGGCGTACACGCTGTGGATAAAACACGAGGCAGACCCGTCATCCGGGACGATCGTCTATTTTGACGAGGATGCAACTCAACCGGCCAGATTACTCTCTGCGCAGACAACACTCAAAGACGTTTTTATCCCGACGTCGAATCCCCAGTACACACTGCGGGTCGTCTACAATGCTGCTCCGGGGACTCCTGGAGTACAGGTGAATTTTGACGATGGTGCAGATGAACGACTGGAATTTATCTCGCCGACTACGGCAAACGGTACGCTTGATTTGTCGCTACTCTCCTTCACAGACCCCGCATGGGCGTACGAAAATCTGCCCGGTGCTAAAGGCAGTCTCTACCATCAGGGTACCTACGGAGATGTCAAGCTGCTTGCGGGCGGTGATTGGGATAGTGCGGCTTATTCGGGCTCGCAGGCTCGGGATGCGCATTACTATCGCTGGGGTGCGTATTCGAGTATCGGCGGGCGGGGGCGCGCGGAGCCTTTATAACGCAACGCGGGACACGGTTAAGAACAATTAACCTTAGTTAACCCAGGTTGGTCGGGTCAAAGATGCACTGCATGCAGGCGGTAATTGGAATAATGCGGCTAATTCGGGCTCGCAGGCTCGGAATGCGAATAACTATCGCTGGAAATTGAGAGATATAGAGAAAAACTCCCTTTCTACGCGAAGATCATAAAACGGGATAAGTATTTTACATTGAACTGAGGTGAATTATGAAAGAAATACTGATGATAATTCCTTTCATGTTTATATTCGTGCTGGCGATGGTATATGCCGTTTTCCTGTGGGTACTGGAACGGTTCGGAGTAGAGGTTTAAGGAGTCGTTGACATGGCGTTAAAGATAAAAACAGAACCGACTGTCGAGCCTGTCAGCCTGGCGGAAGG